GGATTATTAGCACTTGGCGCAGCAGTATTCCTAGTTGGCGCCGGTATAGCAGTCGCAGCTATGGGCGCGGCTTTATTCTGTGAGCAGCTACCAACGATAGCAGAGTATGGATTAGATGCAGCCCTTGGTATAGTAGCACTTAGCGGTGCGATATTGGTCTTCTCAGCTGCATTGCTTCTTATGGGCGCAAGCCTATTAGTAGGAACTGTGGCTATGGCAGCCTTTGGAGCCACAGCTTTAGTCGGTACAGTAGGAGCTATAGCCTTTGGCGGCGCAATGATGATGGCTTCTATTGGATCCTTTGCTATGTTGTTAGCGTTAACAGGCGTTATGGCTGTAATGGAAGTTATTAAGAATGACGCAATAACTGCAGCAGGAGCGCTTCTATTAATGGTAACAGCTGTTACAACAGTGCAGGGTGCATTAGATACACTAAAAGATTTGGCATCAAGCGCCGTATCTTCTTTTCTTGCGGTATTTGAAAGTGCTGTAGGAACAGCACAGTCAGATGGAGCTGCTCTAGGGATGGGATTAACCGCCGGATTTACATCTGGTATATCTGGATTCATGGCTGCTTTTTTTGCATTAAGAGTAATGGCAGCAGCACAGCTTGCAGCACTTCAAGCTCAATTTGCTAACACTAAGCTGGAACTGAATAGAGACATAGCATTACCACACTTCACACTAAGCGGAGCACTGGACGCGCAGAACAATAGAGTGCCTAACCTGGATGTTAAATGGTATGCGACAGGTGGCTTCACCGATGGACTATCCATTGCCGGTGAGAACGGAACTGAGGCAGTCCTATCATTTGACCCAGCATATCGTAAGCAGAACATAAGCTACTGGGCTAAAGCAGGTCAGATGTTAGGAATTGACACATCGTTCATTGATTTATTGGCAGGTAAAGCCTCTTCCGGAGGTAATACATCAATTAGTCTTGGCGGTATTACATTCAGTCCAAATATTAACATCAACGGTAATGCAAGCAAAGAAGATGTAATTGCAGCGATTAGAGAAGAAGAGCCTGAGTTCTTCGACCTCTTAGATCGTTATATCGAAATGAAAGGTCGTGAGGCTTATGGCTTTAATTTCTAGCTATACAAATTATGTTACTTCCGCAGGTGATACGTGGGATTCAATCGCATATAAGACCTGCGGAAGTGAATTATTATCGAGTGAACTAATGGCTCTTAACAGACCATATATAGGTGTAGTGATATTCGGTGAGGGTGTAACTCTTACAATACCAGTATATGATACAGCTACTGATCCAGAGACGCTTCCACCTTGGAGGAGATAATATGAGCGCAAAGATTGAATACAAGGGAACAGACATAACGAGCTCTGTTGAAGTAGATAAGTGCTGGGTAGACCAATATGCCGAAGAGCATGGAGATACTATTAAGATTGTATTCAATGACATCAATAAGCTCTGGGATAAGTGGTCTCCCCAGATAGATGACGAGATAAGAGTATATTGCGATCATGCTGATTCAGGTGTCCAATATGTAAGAGGCTTCTATCCAAGAGCAGGTAAGTATGAGCTTACAGCTTGCTCAATACCTGCAAGCGCAGAAGTAAAGCACAATGGTGGATGGCAACAAGTGACCAAATTACAGTTGGCAAGGGATATAGCGACAAGACATGGGCTTAATCTTAAGACATATGGCTTAACAGACCATAAGTTCTCATATCTCAGACAAGACAGCGAATCAGACCTAACATTCTTCCAGATGTTATGCAACCTGGAGGGTGACTCATTCATTATATATAATGGAGATTTTATTCTATATAACAATGAGTACATAGAGAGTGCTAGTTCTAGTCAGACTATAGAAATAAAGGCTGAAAATAAGCCTGACTACTTCGCAGAAGAACCAGTCACAGCTGTTACCGTCAGGAATAGCTCTATGGAGTACACATATGGCTCTGATATGTCGAGGCAGAAGCTTGTCAGCATTCCGGTCTACATAGACAGTAAGGGTACAGCAGAAAGGTATGCTACTAATCTGTATCATTACTACACCAAGAAGCAGAGAGGCGGAGTGTTCTACGCATCACCAATTGCAGAAGGCTATGCTGCTGGAAGCGTAGTAGAGCTGAAGACAGAAGGCGCAGAGTCATTCAATGGTAAGGTGCTAATGTACCATGTGCGCCACGACATGAAGAAGAATAAGACAAAGATTTTCTTTAGGAATATATAAACGATGATTAGAAAAGGCAAGATAACTAACATATATGACGATGGCACATATAGAGTAGAGTCAATAGATATTCCTGGCGATATATCGGCACCGATTAAGGCTCAGGAGGGCATTGACAACGAAGGCACTCCTCTTGTTAAGGATGACGAGGTGGTCTATGTAATCTTTGATGATCAGTCAGGATTGATACTTGGGAGGTTATAAGTATGGGCTTACAATGTGCATGGCGTGATAGGACTTGGGAGGTAGATCCGAGTAGGATTCATGGCATAGATAATATGAGTTTTAGCTTTGGAATAGATGAAGAATCAGGAGCGTGGAAGAAGCAAGAACTCACCATCGCATATGAGGTGTTTAAGGGCACCGGAGTAGACGTGGAATGGGAGGTGGCTATCTGGCCGTGGTACATAGGCGCAGTTGGTCGATTGTATATAGGCTTCAACGAGTTTCTCGCACCAATGAAGCTGATGGGTGTAGATATAACCGACATCGAAGTAATGACGGATGGTGGTTGGATAACACACGCTAAGATAACATTACATTTTAAGGAGCCATAACATGAGAAAAAAAGGCAACAGTAATGTACAAGTTTGCATGGATAACTTGCTTAAGACAATACAAGGCGAAGTGCCTTATGCAAGAGAAAAGGGCATTAAGCGAAATATTGTGGACCTTCCATCTGACACCGCGAAGCTTCAGATGGTTATGTCAGCTAATGAGTGCATAGCTACTTATGAGCCTAGAGTGGATGTAAGAGAGACAAGGGCTGAGATAGTAGAGATGAATGGTAACTTATCATATGAGATTAAGACACGTCCTAAGATAGGGAGGTAAGGCATGGGAATATTCGTATCTGAGACAGATGCAAGCACAATAATTACTACTGTACTCAATAAATTGCAGATAGATGTAGGCGAGACATTATACCCAGGAGATGAGCGTAGGATATTCGGCGAGGCTATGTCAGCGTTATTAGTTATTGCGTTCAATGAGATGGATGAGACCGCAAAGAATAGCTTACTCAAATATGCCATCGGAGAATGCCTCGATTACATAGGAGATTCATACGAATGCAAGAGACTAGACGCGGAAAAGGCATACACGATTCTTAGATATAGTCTTGGAGAAGCATATGCCACTAATATAACCGTTCCTGCAGGCACAAGAGCTACAACAGGAGACGGTTATTATTTTGCGACCGATGAGGACTTAATTATTGCAGCAGGAGAAACCTATGCTGATGTGACAGCTCATTCAATAGAGGGAGGCACAGAGTGCAATGGCCTTCTTCCGGGCACTGTTACAACGATGGTTGATCTAATATCTTATGTTGATGCAGTAACTAACACAACAGCAACTCAGGGCGGTACCGATGAAGAGTCTGATGATGACTACAGAGAGCGCATCAGATTAAGATTATCGAGCTATTCGACCGCAGGTACTTACAATTCATATAGATACTGGGCGCTGTCAGCTGATAATGATGTAGCAGATGCCTTTATCGTTACACCATCGGCTAATGTTATATATGTGTATATCATCACAACATCAGGAGAGCTACCGAGCGCAGAGCTTATTGCTAAAGTACAGTCAGTAGTTGGTGCTGATGACGTGAGACCACTTAACGATAATGTCACAACAATGGCTCCTACAACAAGCGACTATGACATAGAGCTTAAGTATTATGTCAGTTCAGAGAATGAGGATACAGTTGTTGAGGCTATTGAAGGTGAAGGCGGAGCATTAGAGCAGTACAGATTGTGGCAGGATACTGTAATAGCAAGAGATATCAATCCAGACAAGCTGAAGAGATTATTACTCGACGCAGGAGCTGACAGGGTAGAGGTTACTTATCCTGAGTACACATCTCTTACCGGAGCTATCGTCGCACACTACGATGGAGATGATATTACAACTAATGTGACACATGAAGTATATGATGATAATTAAGGAGAAAAGGCATGGATGATATAAGACTTGATGATGTCGATTTCCAAGAGCTTCTTCCTGGTTTCATGAGAGAAGATGCTACTGATGTAAGTCTAGCCGACTCAATAAGTGATTACTTCAAGGATATGTCATACTCAATGGCTGTCCTAGAGAAATGGACTGATAAGGCTATAGACCGAATGAGTGAAGCTTATCTGGATCTAATTGCCTATGAGCTGAATGTGACATGGTATCTATATGATGCAGATATAGCACAGAAGCGCGAAATTATTAAACACGCAAGGCGAATACATTGGAAATTAGGCACTGTATGGGCTATTGAGCAAGTGTTAGCTATATATTTCACTTCCGCAAGTGTAACAGAATGGTTTGAATATGGCGGAACGCCCGGACATTTCAAGATATCAACGCAGTATCCGGAGCTCTATGTAAATGATGCTAATTTCATCAAGGTGCTTAACAGCGTTAAGAAGTATTCCCAGATACTAGATGAGGTTAGCTTATCGAATGAAGTTAAGCATACAGCCTATGCTGTAGCATGTACGACATCGACATTAAGGAACGCTATCACTGATGTATTCAGCATTAATGAAGTTATAAATCAAGATGTATACGGAAGTATAGGACAAGGCGGAGGCTTTGCCGTAGTGACTATATCTTAAGGAGGAAAAACGTATGGCAGAATTTGGTAGTGCAGTCATAACCGATGCCGGAGCGGCGCTCTTAGCACAAGTTATGGCAGGCAGTAAGAAGTTAGAATTTACGGCCTTAACTGTAGGAGATGGTTCTTACACGGCTGAAGAAAAGACACAGACAGCGCTTCAGGCTATGACGGCCATGAAGAACCAAAGATTGTCTTTCCCATTTAACAGTGTAGCACCTTATAGTGATACTACAGTTAAGTTGAAAGCGGTGATTACCAACGTAACAGTAACAAGCGGATTTTATATCAATGAGGTAGGTATCTGGGCGAAAGATGCATCGGATGCTCTCGCGGATCCGATTCTATATTCTATTGTTGTTGCTAACACACCTGACTACTTACCTGCTTACAATGGTTCGACACCTTCGACTATTGAGCAGGATTGGTATACGACATTAAGTAACGACGCATCGGCTAACATTATAGTAGATGAATCCGCTTATACCTTACTGTCGGACTTTGAAGAGTTTAAGAATGAGACAGCTAAGTGGGAATTTGAGCACGTTTATAATCTATGCAACAAGACTACGGTAATAGATTTTGATGCGATAGGTAACAGAGAAATCACGGAGACGGATACAGATAACTCTATTACAGCTGTTACAACATTCGTTGATACATCGCCAACGACTAAGACTATAACAACGGTCGTTACGCCGGAAGACGATGACTATTATTATACCAAGACAACGGTTATAACTGAGACGGCAAGCGGTAAGACCATATCAGAGTCTTACACGAAGAATTTACAGGAATAAGAAGGAGGTAAGAAATGAGCGATTTTGTGGCAGCACAGTACGCTGTGGATGAGATATCTAAAATACTTAACGAAGAAAATGTATATGGCTTTGTTGAGCATATGGACGTGTTAGATCCGGATGAGAGGATTGACTATATCGGTCTTAATAAGGCATATAGCCCTATAACTATTACTATGGGTGGTGGCTTTTCTCTCGGAGATTGGTCTGAGTTCCCGGTTCTTAAGAATAACAAGCCTTATATGGTTAAGAGCGACGGTTATGTTGACTATGAGCTGTCCTCTACGGATTATACTAAAAAGGTTGACGGAGAGACCGCTTCAGATGTAGCCAATACATCATATGACGGTGGTGCTTTCTCTTGGCTTCAGAAGATATATAAGAAAGAGTATATCGTAGGAAGTGATAGATATGTTAAGTTTTCTCTTACTCCAAGAGATGGCTTCGAGCCAGTAGGCTTTATTGACTCTGATGATAATGAGCTTGAAGGCGTATGGCTCCCTATGTTCTACGGTTCAATCGTTAATGACAAAATGATGTCTGTATCAGGTACTCAACCTGTATATGGTAAGACAACGGCACAGGAGAAGGCCGCTATTGATGCATTCTCGTCAAGAGCTAAATTCCTTGGCGGTGCTATTATCAACACTATTCATGACCTCCTTATTCTGTGGGGCAAGACCTCAGATATCCAGAATAAGTATGGTTATGGTAATTGCTACGGATATGACGCGTCGCTGTCTCCTACTTATGGTGTACTTGCCAATGCGGTTGTTGGTGGCGGTCAGTTTTATGGAACTGGAAGTGACGATAA